TGGAACAAACGCTAGTGCTTCTACTTGGTCCTACGATGCTGTTGACGCTTACGTTGATTTAGCCAACAAAGGTTGGACAATTACTCAAAATAGTCACTTAGGTCTTGGCTACACCATTAGCAATAGTGGAACTTCATTTGAGTTAAGGTCTACTGGCACAGTTGATTATGACGTTGATTGGGGTGACGGTAGTGCTGTTGAGACAAGTACTGCTAATAATCTTTCTCATACCTACGCGACTTCAGGGACATACAAAATAACGATAAACTCTAACTCTGGTGTTTATCGTCCCAAGTTCAACTCTAGCGGTGAAGAAGACCAAATCACTTCGGTTGTATATGCAGGCACTAACTCTAATACAGTTGGCACAAGTTTGGATGCGGCTTTTAAGGGTGCCAATAACATGACCGAATATAAGCAAATAAACGCATCTACTACAGCATCGGTTACAAACTTTTCCAATTGTTGGCGGGACTGTTCTGGACTTACTTCATTCCCTCAAATTGATACATCAAGTGGAACTACTTTTTCTTTTGCTTGGCTAGGTTGCACTGGGCTTACTTCATTCCCATTGATTGATACTTCAAGTGGAACTCTTATGCGTTCTGCTTGGCAGAATTGTTCTGGACTTACTTCGTTTCCTTCTATTGACACTTCAAACGTTACTAATCCAAGGGACGCTTGGAATGGATGCTCGGGGCTTACATCGTTTCCTGCTTTAGATCTATCAAGCGGAACTGATTTCCGAGGTACTTGGCGTGGTTGTACAGGAATTACCGCATTCCCCTCTATTACACCTACTAGCGGAACTGATTTTGGTGGTGCTTGGTTTAACTGTACTTCACTTGCTACTTACCCTGCAAACCAATTTGATACAACAGGGACGCTTGTTTCAGGTGCTTTTAGCAACACTTTTTCAAATTGTGCCCTTACAGCCCAATCAATTGAAAACATCCTTACCTCATTAGATACTAACGGTTCTACCAATGTCACCTTGAATATAGATGGTGGCACAAACGCAGCCAAATCAACCTGGAGCAGCGCTGCAAACACTGCATACACCAACCTAATTAACAACGGTTGGACTATTACTTACAACTCATGACTTATTATATTTGCCACGGTCCTGAAGCTGTTCATTACGTTGAAGTTCCTGAGGGATCTAGTTTCGCTTCAGGTCAGCCAACTATTGAAGAGTTTACTGATGAGGCTCTAGCAATCGCAAGAGCTGAAGAACTTGGTTACGTCTTCCCTGAAGAAGAGGAAACCTAATTAACTTTATTCGTACGTTCATCCTATGTTTGACATTCAAGTAGATGATGGTGGTGCTCGTATTATTAGAGACGCCCTAAGACTATATAGAAATCAATGGCCTGGTGGTCATCCACAAGAGCAGATTGACATTGAGTTCTTAGAAACACAGTTTACCAAAATGGTACTTGAAGCCACATTGGACGCATGACTGCCTAGCCATGGAACGGGGGCTAGGTTTATCCTGTACGAACTAATGTCCAACATCGTTATCCGCTACATCGCAAACGCTAAGAAAAAAGCTGACAACTACAAAGTTGATGCTCTTCGTTATCGTGGTGTAGTTTATAAGCAACTTATTAAAAAGTAACCACCCATGCCAGCTAAACGAAAGCGTGCACAAACAATGCAATCTGATACTGTCAAAGCTCATGTCACTCCATTGACACCGGGCGACACTGAGGTTGTATTTAAACGTTGCGGCTATTGTGGTGATAAAAAACCAGAATGTCGCAAACAAAAGAAGTGTCTTAAAGATCTTTTGTAATAGCTTGGGGAGCACCTCAGAGTCGGACTCCCCTTGCATTGGTTAGAGCCGGTACGCCGATACCTCTGACCGTCTAGACGGCTGGATAGACAGCAAAATTTTTCAAACGTTTGAAGCTTGTTTAATATTTTTAACCTTAAATTAAAATGGCTTTTCAATCTTCTGACATGGCGGCGAGTCTGACTCGCCCCGGTCAATCTAACTCGACGGGTGACGCCCGCGCTCTTTACCTGAAGCTTTTTTCGGGTGAAATGTTCAAGGGTTTCCAGCACAATGCTATTGCCCGTGACCTGGTGATGCGCCGTACTCTTACGAACGGTAAGTCTCTCCAGTTTATCTACACCGGTCACACCAAAGCTGAGTACCATACTCCTGGTAACAGCATCCTGGGTGACAGCAACGGTGCACCTCCGGTGGCCGAGAAGACGATCACGGTTGATGACCTGCTGATCAGCTCTGCTTTCCTGTATGATCTCGACGAAACCCTGTCTCACTATGACATGCGTTCTGAGATCAGCCGTAAGATCGGCTATGCTTTGGCTCAAAAGTATGACCGTCTGATCTTCCGTGCCATCACTCGTGGTGCACGTGCTGCTTCTCCGATTACTAAGTCTGGCTACGTTGAGCCTGGTGGTACTCAGATCCGTGTTGGTGCTACAACCAATGCTTCTGATGCCTACGACTCTGCTAAGCTTGTGACTGCTTTCTATGATGCAGCTGCTGCTCTGGATGAAAAAGGTGTGTCTCAAGATGGCCGTGTGGGTGTGCTGAACCCACGTCAGTACTATTCACTGATTCAGGCTATTGGTACTTCTGGTCTGGTTAACCGCGACGTTCAAGGTTCTGCTCTGCAGGGCGGCGAAGGTATCGTGGAGATTGCCGGTATTAAGATCTACAAGTCCATGAACATTCCGTTCTTCTCTCAGTACGGTACCAAGTATGGTACTGGTTCTGCTACGAACCCTGGTATTACCGATCCTGGTAACACTGGTTCCTTCGTGTCTGAAGCTGTTGAAGATGCTGCTAACGATGTTACCGGTATTAACAATGAGTACGGTGAAGAAACTGAATTCGCTAACAGCTGTGGTCTCATCTTCCAGCGTGAAGCTGCTGGTTGTGTGGAAGCTATCGCTCCTCAGGTGCAAGTCACCAGTGGCGACGTGTCCACCATCTACCAGGGTGATGTGATCCTGGGTCGTCTCGCCATGGGCGCTGACTACCTGAACCCTGCTGCTGCAGTGGAACTGTTTGCTGGTACTGCTACCAAGCCTGCCGCCTTCTGATTGCGGTTATACGGGAGCCTCTTCGGGGGCTCCTTTTTTTTAATTCTTTATTGAGAATAATACTCATTTGCAATTATGCCTTACCTAACTACTGGCTCCACTGAGCTTAAAGCTGTTAATCAGATCCTGGCGTCAGTTGGTCAGGCTCCTGTAACCACGTTGACAACTGAAGAAACTCTCATTATTAACGAAGTCTCTCGATTCACTGGTTCTATTTCAGGCACTACACTTACTACTGAAACTGCTAACATCCCTGTTGGTACTTATATTGGTGGTAATGGTGTTACTGATGGTACCTCTATTGCAGTAGCTGGCGAAGAAGCTGATCCAGCCACTGATCCTGTAACGTACGAATACACTGTGAACATCTCACAGACTGTGACTGAACGTACATTGACTCGTAATGAAGTTACAACCAGAGTTGAAACCCAAGCCAACCCGGACGTTGCGATTGCACTCAACACCTTGAGAGAGGTGTCGCGTGAAGTACAGAGCGAAGGATGGGCTTTCAATAAAGAATTTGATTATGAACTTACACCTGACTCTAACAAAAACATTGTTATTGCAGATAGCATGTTGCAGGTAGATTTGAACATCTCCTCTAAGAGATTCAATAACCGGCAATATGACACCGTTAACCGTAATGGTAAACTTTACGACCGTATCAAACATACCGACCAATGGGATGACAGTGTGTATGCTGATATTCTGTGGTATTTTGAGTGGGAGTTTATCCCTGATCCTATCCAAGCATTTATTGTAGCACGTGCTGCTGCTATCTTCTCTAGCCGTACCATGGGTGATCCCAACCAATACCAGATGCTCCAACAGAAGGAAGCATTTGCACGGGCTATGGCTATGGAGTATGAGTGTAATCAGGGTGACTTCTCCTTCTTTGGTGAACCTCAAGGGGAGAACTATTACAATAGCTATAAACCGTTCCATACC